TTACGGTTTTTAATCCACACAAAGTCGGGGGAAAAGTTATAACCTGTGATGTCTGTGGAAACGCTTGTGTTGCCACTCCACAGCTTCGTATCAAACGCCGTCGAGCCATCTGCAATCGTTGGATCAGCTAGGTTGGCGGTATTGAGACATTTATAGCCGCTTGGTGCGGTATAGGCAAAGGGGCGTTGGCCAAAGTTAAATATAGAGCTTGAATTTGATCCAGAAGAGTCCTGATAGCGACTAGGGAAATATTCTTGATTTACTAAACCAGTAAACGTTCCTTGCGCTACGCCATTTTTATAAAATGTAAGCTCTTTGTCATCCATGTTTAGAGCAACGCCAATCACATCAGATGATGTCCAACTTGCAGCGTTTGAAGGCGCTGTTGCAGATCCGTTGTTGTAGTAAGTGCCGCTGTAATTAAGAATAATTGTTTCGGCTGGCACATAGCTGTTGTTCGTACTGAAATCAATAGCAAGACCAGGCAAACTGTTCACCATGCCAGAGGCTTCCCAATAAAACTTACCGCTGATGACTCCAATAGTGGCTTGTGCCGCCATTTTGTCCGAGTTGCCGCTTGAGGCTGTTGCGTTGCACTCAAGATTGCCATTGCTAAATGTCAACAGACTGGTGTGAGTTCCACCCAACGGATTCAACGTCGCATAGTTGCCTGTTATTTCACCGCCTGCGCCCGTGTCATTTGCAGAGTCACCGTTGACTGGGGTGTCACGGAGGGCGTCGATAGTAGCCCCAAGTGGATCGGGGACACCTGCATCCACAAGCACTTTTCCGTTTACGCTTACTGCCGCAAACTCAAAGGCCCTGCTGTCTCTAGAAATTCTAATTTCAGTGATTGCCCCTGAATATGAGCTGGTATATCTCCAAAGTCCACCAGTAGATGAATCGACTGTTTCTACTAAAGTAGCTCCATTATAAACTTGCATTTTCCCACTACTGCCGGAAGCGTAGGTAAAGAAGCCCACACCGCCAACAGCAACAGTTGCTGAATATGGAATAGAAAAGTAAGCACCTGTAGTATCACCTTCTACCTGAGTAGCGGTGCTGCCGTCAAAACCTCTAGCAATTCCAAGTCCAGGTAAATAACCTCCAGAGCTAGGACTTCCGTATGTGCTCCACGTTTGGCTTTGGTCCATGTCAAGACCTGCCGCAACTAAATTATTAACAGACCAGTCATTGCCTTCGCCGCTGCTGTCCGTCCCGAGCGCCGAATCGGAACTTGTATCTGAAAAATCAAGATGAAAGCCGTTGGTGCCATACGTTCCAGCGTATGCAATCGGTTGCCATACATTTGAATCGTCGTATTCTCCGAAGTCAGTTGCAGCTAGGGCTTGACCGTCGATGAAGTGGATGTCTGCTAGATATAAATTAGCGTAGGTTGAAAGAGTTGCATGCTTGGAGATATAGTGAGCTACTGTGTTATTGATAGGTGTATCAATGTTTTGGGTAGGGGCAGAATAAGAAGAAAATGCTTGCTGGGCTCCATTAACATATAATTTAATTCTGTCAGCAGCAGTTGATAGTGTTGAGTCGTAAGCAAGAACTATATGGTAAAAACTAGACGGATCTCTAAATAAAGCGTTTGATGTAAAACTTCCATACCCGGCTGTAAAGGGATTAAGTCTTAAAGTATTACCGTTAAACATGAATGAGCAGTGCCCACCACTGTCTGGGACAGAAAACAGGTAACTGTCGTCAAATGCGCTCCTCTTTACCCACCCTGCCCAAGTCCACGTCTTTCTATTACCCGCAGAATTTGGCGTGCGATTAAGATAACTTGAATCTGCTGAATTAAATCTAAGGCTTCTGGGTATATCGTAAGCTCCTGCTGCTGCTGTCGATGCAAGAAATAGCGGTGACGCGCTTCCAGGAATACTCATGAGACGTTCAGCAATGAAGTAACTGTAATGCGCGTAGCACTTTCGCAATAATAAGCCAAAACATCAACAGCACCTCCCGTGGTCGTTAAAACTGGCGCGACCGCCCCAGCAAACTTATACTTCGTCCCGGCATAAGCAAGCGTCCTGCTTCCCGTTCCATCCTGCGTGACAACAATCACACCAGACTGACCAGCAGTCACATTTGTCGGATCGCCTAATGTCCGATTGCCACCGAGCTGGACGCTGAAATTATTCGACAAGCTTAGGTCTACCGCGATCGTTGCCGCATCGGTCAGCGCAGTAACCGCTCCACGCTGTGCCTTCGTAAAGCTTTGAGCAACTGCTAGGCCAGCAATTGTCGTCGTAGCATCAGGCAACGTAACCGTCACATCAGATGTTGGGTTACAGGTCAACGTCAGCTCATTAGCGTCAACAGACGTGCCCTCCATCACGATGTTTGCATTAAACGTCGCGATTCCTGCAAAAGTTGAAGTGCTGTCGAATGTTGCAACGCCAGTAACGTCTAACGTTCCAGGTACATCAACATTGCTTGTGAACTCAACTCCATTGCCTGATGAGTTGGTTTGAACCAACTGGTGAGCCGCTGCACCAAAGCCAAGCTTGCTGACTGCAATAGCAGCAGAAGCATTGATGTCAGCGTTAAGGATTGCACCATCCGCAATCATTGCGCTAGTGACGCTTCCTGTGTCACCAGTTGTCAAAAGTGTGCCGCTGGAGTTCGGCAAAAGAATTGTGCGGTCAGCGTTTGGGTTAACTACTGACAGTGTGGTCTCATACTCATCAGCTGCACTGCCCTCAAAGACGATCGTTCCATTCGTGTCGATGGTGACGTTGCCCGTAAACGTTGGGCTAGCAGATCCAACCTTTTCCGTGTCAAGCTCTTGGAGCGCAGCCTGAACATCAGTTGCGGCAATGTTTCCCGCAGGTGTGACTGAAATGTTACTGGCGGTCTGACCAGCAATAGCGTTTGAAACGTCAACCAGGCTGAACGTTGTTCCCGTACCAAGGCTCACCAACATGTCTGGTGGAGCCAAGCTGACGCCAGGTGCCGCACCAGAACCAGTGCCGCTAATGCTGACGACAACGTAATAGTTCAGGTTTGTAACCGCAGGGGCTGGTAACGCACTGCTTGCCGTAAAGCCAGCAGCAGAACCAGCAGTTGTTACGCTTTCAAGCAGGTTGGTACTTGCGTCATAGATTCCAGCAAGAATCAGGTTGCCACTAATAACCGTGATTGGAACAAATGAGTTACCCGTATGAACGTAGAGATCTTCGTTTTTCTCGTCGTAAAAGAATTGACCCTTAAAGTCAGCCGTTGGGAAGGTGACAACATTGTCAGTTGCTCCCGCACCACCGAACTTGGTTACAGAGCTATCAGCAAGTTTTGAACCATCAATCGAACTATTCTGAATGCGGGCAGCAGGGAAAGCGCCTGTTGTTGTCTTGCTTGCATCCAGCTCTGGAACGTCAGCCGCTGCAATGTTTGTGGCCGAACTTACATGCCCTTGAGCATCAACTGTGACCTTGGTAAAGGTTCCAGGCGTAATTGAATTGGTGTGATTCAGCTCACCGCCAGACGCAACAGTTAAACCTGAACCAGGAAAGACAGCGCCTCTTGTAGATGCAGCCGCTTCAGGCATATCTGAGGCTGTAACTAAACGACCACCAGTGACTAAACCATTGGCGTCATATTGGGTTAGCTGAAATTCAGTCGTGTTTGCTGTGACGGTGTTGTCAACGTGGATCTCATTGCCACTCATCACCAGACCATTGCCATTGACGACAACACCGCCCTTGGTTGATGTCGTCGCAGCAGGTAAATCCGTGCCAGCAATAGCCCTATAGGCAACCGCTCCACCAGCACCAGTGGGGCCGCCAAGGAAATGAGCTGCTGATGTCGTGTTATCCAGCGTTGGCGTGATCGTGACCTGATCACCGCTGGTGCTGATGTTGATATTGACCAGCCCAGAGCTGCTACCAACAATTGTGTTGACCGAACCAGCGCCCTTAACGCTCTGCCAAGCAGAACCGTCCCAGATGTAAATCTTATTATCGTCAGTGTCTAAAGCGATCTGTCCGGTAAACGCACCAGACCCCGGCAGCGTTGTGACAAGATCAACGGTTGCTTCATCAGCGATCTTGGCGGCTGTAACAGCATTGTCAGCCAGTTGAGTTGCTGTGACTGCATTATTTGCAAGAGCAGATCCTGCAATCTCTGCGGATCCAAATAAAATCTTGGCCCCAGGTATTCCGCCAGCAGAAATCAGATCAACGCCTGAGTCAATCAGGTCGCTGACTGTGATTTTTTTGGTTTCAGATGCGCTGTTGTCAACAATTGCCAGCTCATCAGCCGCAGCTAGGTTTGCTCCGGTAAGGGCCGAAAGCTCACTAATCTTTAGGTCAGCCATGAGCGGTCATTCCTCTGCGGTTACTGGTCGGTCTCTAGGAGCAGTTTAGCGGCAGCATCTTGGTCTAAAAGTACGTGATCTGAGTTTTCCTGCAAGACGGCATTAATTGGATCAGTTTTCATCCTGATCTGAATTGCTCCTGTCGTAATAAAATTAGCAGTGATTTGGACTGCTTCTGAAGGTGAAAACTGAACAGCACAAGCTGTGAGCACGCCGGTCAGTTCGTACCAAATATCATCGTCAGCCGTTCCAGAAATTCCAACAGGGTTGTAGTTACTTGTTTTTATGTAAAATTTTGCCTTGAATTGACTGCCAACGCGAGTTCTTAAGGCCAGTTCCAACAAATAATGCGGTAGCTCGTTTACAGTGTTGCCAGCGTATTCCCAAAAACAAGTCATCTGACCAGAGCCAGACATCAACGTACTAATTCGGCTCCTAAATTCATCTGACAGCGTTGTTGTGTCAACGGTTTCGCGTTCAGTATTAAGCTCAAAACTACTAACTTGAGCCAGCAATCGGCCTGTGCTGTTTTGCACGGCAACCGTAATTGGGATGTTATTGCCTGGAGCGGCAAGCGTAACTGCGTTCGCAGTGCCTCCATTGACTGCGTTAGCAAAACTCGTGTAAAGCCTTACGCCATCTAGCTCGTCAACATGGATATACCTTGTAATACTGTCATCCGTGTAGCTATCGATAAAATCTAAGGCGCTTCCATCTGTGCTTTTAATTTGCAGTTGATCGCCAGTTATCAGTTGGCCATGTTCAAAATCAAAGCTAAAACGTTTCTTGGAAACGTTAACGTCACTTGTGTTAATGACAGAAGACAGCTCACCACCATCAAACTGCCTTTGCAGTTCAACTTCCCCGTATGTCCCTAGATAAACGCTCATTAGATTGACGCGGTTAACAACGCACCCGTGCCAACGAAAGAAATCTCTGCTCGTACTAGGTCAGCTGTTGTAGCGCCCATGCTTGCACTTGTGACGTATGCGGTCATCTTGATGTCGTTGTTGTCCGTTCCATCGATCCATCGAAACGTAAGCTCAACCGTGTCTGTAGAGCTAACGCCAGCTGTTCCGGTTTTGACCAGCTTGCTGAGGAGGTCAGTCGTGTTGATTGAGCCTGAGTCCTCTTTGTAGTAAAGCAAAGACGCGCTTCCTGAATAGCCGACAACGCCAGGGGCATAGCTGCGGATATTGTCGCTCAACGTGGTGGTCTCTAGCGTTTCCAAGTCACTTTGGAACGAGAAGCTGACGACCTTGGCCACAGTCGTGCCAGCTATCTGCAATGCACCATCTCTGCCGGTGTAAACCTTGGCCATCAGCTCACTCCAACAGCGATAAAGCTAACTCTAACGCTACTTATGCCTGGCCGAACTTGAGTGATCGAGACAGGTTCTGCATATCGCCATTGAACTGCCGTTCCAGCATTGAAAAAGTTTGAAGAGCCTTCCCAGCCTTGGCCAATTGTTGAAATGGCAGTGCCAAAGTCAAAAGTCTGGTAAGTGCCTTTCTGGTCGTAATAGTGCTGCGCGAACTGTTCGGCCTGAGTGTCAGTGATGTTTTCGTAATTAAGCGAAAGCGTATGGTTGACCCTCTTATCTCCATAGAGAATCCTGACCTCCGACCCGTTTTGAGAATTGAATTTCTTTACAGGCCAGTCGCCGTAATCAAATGATCTTGCCGTTGGCGCAATAGTAGGAAATGCCATCAGTCCACATCGCCCCCGACAAACTCAAAGTTGTTGTTCTCGCCCAACGTGTCAAGCGCCAGCAAGCTTCTACCTGATGAGTCTACTGCGTAATTGCTGGCCTTAATCGTGACGATTCCATCCTCGTTCACGTCAAGAGCCTCGATTTGATAGATCTGCGAATCTTCGTTAGAGCCTCCCCTTACAGAAAACACCGTTCCAAACAGCTCAGTAGCCTTACCGTTCTTGATTTCTAATGTGCCCTCCTGAATGACAGCGTTTTGACGGTTCCAGAAAAACACGGGATAGTTCCCATCAGCTAATGGAATCACAGAAATCACGCCGCCATCATCGTTAATGACCCCATTGTTCTCAGGGCGATAAGGGCTCATTTCGCTAGCGACTCGAATAAGCTTGCCCGGCTCAAGGCTTAAACCCCAAGGCAAGGTTTGAAACGTAACCGTGTGGGTTTGGTAGCGGCGAAGCGCCAGGAAGTATCTAGCAACTTTCTTTGCGTGCTCGGTGCTGTGAATATGAGAAAAATCAAACTCCTCAACAGGAAGTTCTGAACTGTTTGGCACGTCCGTATAACGACAGACAAGGGTTCTTTGCTCTGGGAACTGATTAACCCTAGATCGAGTGTAAAGAATTGAAGATTGGAACAGCTTTCTTTCTTCCAGCTCTAGCCAATTGATCTCTAGGCTGTCTTCAATGATGTTGCCCTCAGTGAACATTCCCGAGATTGTTACCGGTTGAGATGCATCAATGACCCCATCGCTACTGCGGTAAGGAAGAGCAGGCTCAAGCGACATTCTGCCGTTTTTCATGCTTGTAAAGCACAAGACGCTAGGAGCTTGCGCAGCAAGCCAGCTGCGAAGATTGATAGGCTCAGCAATTACATCATCCCAAAACAGCTGATTAGCTCGTAAATACTTGGCGGTTACAATCAACGCATCACGGTCGATCAAACCAGCATGAACAATTGAACCGACTCCGGTGTCTTTATTTGTGGTTAAATACCACATCAAGTCGGTAAGTAGATTGCTAGCCCCAACGTCACCATCCAGCAATCGTTCCACCTCAAGCCCATTTTTTAAATAACAGCGAAGCTGGTCAAGCTGCGTAAAATTATCGCTTGACTTCAACTTCAACCCAGCCATGGCGCATCCTTGATAATCGACAGGATCCTCTTCGCTAAGCGTTTCGTTTACATAAATAACTTCATGCTCAGGGCTGTCATCACAGCTGCGACTAATTAAATCCCCATAATGCGAAACTTCGGCCACTCCGCTATAACGCTGGAATAGTCTGGTGGCAAACTGAGGAGTATCAAACTCTTGATAGGTTGAGCCGTAAACAATCTCATACTTAAAAGCAAACTGAATCCCGTTTGTATTTCGCGCAAACTTGACAAACGTATCGCCTGCGTTCCACTCGCCGTTCAGGTCTCTGATGGTTGTGGCTGCGATTTCCCACCACCTATTCCTAGGCGTTCCGTCGTAGTTAACTTCAACAGATCGAATTGACATGTCCATGTAGACTTCACGCCCTGAATCTCTTGTATATTGCCAATTAACATTCTTTTGCGTGCCTACTGGAATATTGTCAAAATAAGGATCCTCAGCCGCAACAATGGACAAAATATTGCTTAAAGTTCTTGGTTCAATTGCTTGCCCCACCGTGTAAATACCGGCTGTTTCGTTTGCCGTGATGCTTACCAAGCTGACATCTTTCTTTGAGGGGTCTGGCTGGAAGCCTCCGTATACAAGGTTAACTTTTCCATCGTCGTCTGTTATTAACTCGGGAACAATAGCCATCTCTAGATGGGTAAAGTAGTCGATTGGCTGAGCAAAGTACCCTCTGCCAGCAAGCGTAAACGTTCCAAGGTATGTTGCAAATGTCCAGCTTTGCAACGGTGTTCTCGCTCCATCAAGAACAAAAACAGTGTTTGTCCCTGCGCTTTGCTGTGTTGGAATGGCGCTATTAAAAGGTCTCAGTCTGTACTCAAACTGATTGTGCGAAGGGTGAGTCACCCTGATAAACGAGTAAATGTCAACAGGCGAATCTCCTACCACCGCGAAAAGATATGGCCCTAGATTTGTCCAGCCTTGGTTGCTTGTAGCCGTCGCGTCGTAATCACTTAAACGCACATCAAGCGCAAACAATGACATCCTATGGGCGTAGGTTGTCATCTTCCCTCCAGTAACCTGAATATCTTTCTCGTTTAATCGGTACATTATGCCCGGAGATTTTAGCGTGTTAAAATTTGTTATTCCATTGAATTTTGCCCACACCTGAGACTTAATGCCAATCTCAGTTACGTCACAAGCCCTAGTGTTCTGGAACGTGCCAATCTCATACTTAAGGATTGGATAGTATGACTCTTCGATGTCTGAAAACGGCAAATACTTTTCTTGCTCGATTGCTGCACGGTCCACAATGCCAATCTTGCGCTGATTGCGGCTCCAGCCTTCCAAGCACTTCAGAGTAATTCTGAATCCATTTGCTGAATGCCTTTCTGGGTCGTACCTTTCGTTAGGGCGCTCAATGACTTGCCAGGTGGACCTCCCAATCATCCATGTTGAACCTTGGCTCAACAACTGATCGTAACGAGTGGATTCTCCTTGGATTAAAGACCTTATGTCGCTTAGATCAGCTGGAGGAAAATCGTGGTCTCCTACGATCGGAAAAGGCTCAGCTTCTTGCTTTCCTTTGCCAAGCAAAATTACGATCTTGTCGCCTGGGTTGACCTCGACTTCGCGAGTTAAATTTCCCCACTTCTCAAGAGTCTGATTTGCTTTAGTCCTGCTGGCTTCAATAGTATGAGTAACAGTATTAACGCCACCGCCTACAGGATAATGTTCAATAACTCCAATTCGACGGCAGTAGTTCACCCCCGTTCCAGGCATCCCCGCAGTTGTCGTTCCATCGTCAATACCACCTCCATAAGGGTGAGTAACGGCTAAATACCCATCGACGTATTTTCGCATCTGTGTTGCCGCTTCGTCTCTTTGCTCGTCTTCACCAGAGTCCAAAAGTGAAATCACTTTCCAGTCAGGTCGAGCTGGTGTGCCGTTTGGGATCCCGGAATAAACCCCAAATCGCGTTTGAGATGTTGGGCTAAACGCTCCACAAAAACCAGGTTGATTTGCGCCTTCACGTGTTGGGCAATAAAACGCTTGATCGCTTCCGCTTATCCCTGGGTTGTCGTTGTTGCCGTCAATCCTAAGGTCTCCATATCGCAAGTTATATGCACGCAAACGACTACCGCCGCCCAATACCTCAAAGCCACCGTTCCAATAAAAATCAAAATAGGTTTCGTAAATACCATCAAGAGCATTGTTGCCAAGGAAAATTCCTGCGAGGTCAGGCTTGGCTATGTTGCCTTGGCCTGCAACTGCAACAATCTCCGCAACTTGATAACCTCCCCAGCTCTTCATCCGAGACCAAACAAGCTGCGGAGAAATTAACAGTCCGCCTGTTTCATAAGTGTCTTCTCTACGAGTAAAAACAATAGGCACAACGTTGCCATAAGCCGCAAGCTCTTGCGCTGTATCAAAGCCGAAGCTAGGCGAAAAGATAGTACGCCCAGACTGGCTGCCAAGCTGGCGACGCCGGATCTCAGCTGGTTGGTCTGGTTGCTTTGGTTTAGGAGCTAATAGGTAAGACGCTGCTGTAGAAATAACGCCAAGAACGAGACTGATTATAATAGGCTCAAAGCCGGTGTTCCTAACGTCAGGAACATGCGCGTATTCTTCCGGCCTTTTTTTGCTTTTACGTTCTACTTCTGCTGAAAAATGACGATACTCTTCTTCACTGCAACCAAGAGCACTTATTAAACGCTTTTCGTACGGAAGCAGTGGCTGAACGACTCTGTGCCTATAGGGCTCCATGCCACCGCGTTCAGATGCAGATTTATGTAGAGACATCCTTTGTTCCAAAAGACCGCAAAGACAGGACTGCCCTCGCTTAGCAATAGCACATCTCCATCATACTGAGGCCGATCAACTCGATCGCCCCACCGCAACAGATCACGCCCAAACTGCTTAACCGTTTGCCCGTACCAAGACTCCTTAAATTGCGGGGTCTCAATGCCCAGACGATCCAAAGCTATGTAAACCAGATGGATGCAATCAATTGCGCCATCCTCTTCCGTTCCATCAGCGCCAAGACGGTAAGGCCGCCCAATCAAATCAATAAGATCAGTCAAGACACTCTGACTCGGCTGGTAAGAGGCAGGCTGCCCACTAGCTGACGATTCAAACGCTTGCGTGGAACGTCAGATCCAACAGCGTCAAACACTGAAGCAAGCTCAAGCGTCAAGGCTACTGACGACCATTTTGCAGATACAATCTGCCCGACGTAACGGCTGATCAATGTGTAATCTTCCCTGTTGTCTGGGTTGATCAAAACAGTTCTAACGTTTGCGATGTATTGATCCTGAACAGCAATCGTTGCAAAGGGACGACTTAGCTCGTTGTTTGGGAAAGCGATGGATGCAGGCTGATTGTCTCCAGCTTTAGTCACTGTTGACCCAGAAAATGCAAAGGGCAAAAATGCAAAATTGACTCTCGCTCCTGTGTTTACGTTGAAGAATGGGGCGTCCTCGTTTACCCAATAGTTTTGGAACGAAAAGCCTCCCTGAGCCACTGGCGTGCGAAGTGTCAGGTAGTGAGCAAAGGCAAGCGTTGAGTCAGCCATTAGATTCCAATCCTCCTACGCTGCGTCGTGTTCTGCCTCAGCGTAGACAAAGCACGTTGTTCGCCTTGCCTTGCACCGCTGCTGGCTGCTTCCCTCATTCCGGCTTGGAACTGATCAGCAGTAACGTAATCCACTGAGTTGATGCGTTCCACGGTATAGCGAACGTCAATTGGGGCAAGTGTTGCCGTTCCACCGCCAGATGCGTCACCGCCTCCACCGTTTGCGGGGATAACAGAGTTACCGCGTGAACCTCTGGAATAACGTCCCATGCTTTCACGCATCTTCGATTCTGGGATGATGTATTCAGGTTCGCCACCTTCTCCAACTACAGCACTGGTTGGGCCGGTAACGTAACCACCTTCGGCAAAGAAAGGTGTGCCGCCTCCAAAATCGCCGATGCTATTTCCAGTAATGCTTGGGGCGCTGGGGTTAAAGCCAATACCACCACCACCACCGCCACCGCCAAAGGCGCTGCTAAGTATTCCTAGCGCCTTCATGATTAACGCCTTAGCAATCATCTGAGTCGCCATATCGATAAAGGCTTTACCGATGTCGGCGAACATGGTACTAAAGGCTTCCTTGACTGAACCAGTGCCTGTGATAAGTGTCTGCACAGCAGATGACATTGCAGTTGCCAGCGAACTTTCAACAGACTGCGCAAGGCTCACAACCATGCTTTCTGTGTCACTAAGACTACGCTGAAGCTCGTTTATATAAGTTTGAATTGGACCAATGTCTAATTTTTCTTTTGCGGCTTTTATTTTCTCTAATTGCTCTGGCGTGAAGTCCTTACCTTTTAATGCTGCCATTTGTTGCTCGATCTCTAGCTGCTTTTGTTTTTCAACTGTTGTTGCAGTTAAAATTTCGTATTGAAAATTAAGGCTTTCTATTTGCTCATCAAAAGCTTTCTGCTTTTGGTCTTCAAAAACTGCTAATTCTGCCGCAGCAGCTACGTTTGCTGCGTTTATTTTTGCAGCTGTTTTTTGTCTTTCAAGATTTTTTTCTCGTATATCGTCTATTCGTATAAGGGCTTTTTCTTCATTTGCTTGGATAGTGTTACTGGTTTGTTGCGCTTTTAGTTTGATTGCAAGCTCTTTGTTTCCTGCAATTTCTGCAGCTGTAATTTTTTGTTTAAAATCAGCGTTTGCTGCAATTAAGTTAATCTCTATCCTCAGAGCAGCAAGACGCTCTTGCAGCCTTTCTTCTTCTCGGGCGGCACGTTCTGCAGATTTGTCGGCTTTAGCTCTGCCTTTTGGAACGTCTGGGGTTTCTGTTGTTGGCTTTAATGGGGTTAGTGCTTTTGGGCTTTTTACATTAGCAAGGTAGTCATTTATATCTCTTATAACACTACTTCTTCTTTGCTCTAGACGCGCTATTTCCCTTTCTATCGTTGCTTCAGCCTGAACCCCTATAGCTTTTTCCTGGAAGTCTTCCTGTGTAGTAATTTTCTCATCAAGGTCAGCTAGCTCTTTTAAATCACGCGCATAACCTCTCGCGGTGCGTTTGTCAAGGTTAAAAGCTTGATCTAGTCCTTCTAAAAGAGGTGTTAGTGCTTTTAGTGCCTCTGTAGCAAAGTCTTGGAATTTTGCTCCGAGGGCCAACAGTAATGGTCCTGCTGCACGGTTGGCGTCTTCTAGTGCTTTGGTTAGACGGGCACCAGCTTCGGCTGGGGAGTCACCGATTCTTAGGGCTGCAGGCTCATATTTATTGAGAATAAAGTTTGCAAATGTGGTTACAAACTCGTCTGCGCTAACCTCGCCTTGCTCTAAGGCTTTCTGTAGTTCTTCCGCAGAACGATTTGTGGCTTGGGCAAACAGCTGGAACGCACCAGGAAGTCGGTCGCCGATCTGCCCCCGCAGTTCTTCGGACCTTACGACGCCCTTTGATATGACTTGGGTTGCCGCTCGTAATACACCGCTAAGGTCTTGTGCGTCTCCACCTGTGGCTTTAGTTGCAGCGGATAAAGCACGGTATAAAGTTTCTGTCTGTTTAACGCTGTTGCCGTTAGCTGTTGCAGCGGCACTTAATTGCGTAAAGTTTTTTGTGGCATCTAAGATCGGCTGATTAAAGTCACGGGCAGCCTTGTCGATTGCTCTGAAGCCTTCCGCACTTTTACTGCCTAGGATTCCACGCAGAGCGATACTTAGCTTGCTGAGTTGAGCTTCAGTTTTTGCGACTTCGGGCCCTAACCTGACAAGACCTGATATAGCCTGTGATACAGCAGCAACACTTGCTGCAATGGCTGCACCCTTAGGACCGCCAAAACCTGCACCAATCGCAGCCGCTTGGGCGATGTTTGAGCCTGGTATGTTAGCAGTTGCTAAACCAATACCTGCACCCCTAGTAAGGGCTTGTCTATTTGCAGTGCGTCGTTTAGCCGCAGGACTGCCGGGTATGTTTACCGCACCACCAATTGGGCTGCTTTGGCCCGTAAGTCGTCTTGCTTCGCTAGCAGCCCGGTCAGCTGCTTGTGTTGCTTGCACGCGGCGTCGTAGTTCTGCATCAAAAGCAGCACCTTCTTTTCTATCTAAATCAAGCGCGTTTCTAAAAGCTCTATCCTGTAAATTTTCTTCTAGTTTAAATGTCTTAAGTAGTGTATCTATTTCATAGCCTCTTATTTGGTTATTAAAGCCTTGTTCAATTTTAAATATAGACCTGTTGTAATTTTCAATTTCTTTAAATTCACGCTGGCGTCTTGCGCTTTCTTTTGCTGCGCGTTGGGCGGATTTTTCGGCAGCTATGGTTCTGCCTGGTCCGGCAAGAAATTCGTCCCGCTTTTGCCGGGTCTCTATTGATTTTTTGGCCTTATTTCTAAGTGTTACTTCCGCTTCAATTAATCTGTTTTGCCTAGCAGCAGCCTCGTTAGCCTGGCCTAACGCTGTTACATAGTTTCTAATCGCGGTAGTTTCGTCTTTCTGAGCTAATTCAACTGTACGTAAAGTTTCTGATGCTGTTTGTAAGGCTCTATTAAAGCTTGCGATACTTTGTATTGGGCTCTGAAATGTTTCTGCAAGTTCGTCTAATTTTGTAACTCTCTTGTTAATTTCATCTAAAGTGCTGCGAAGATTTCGCAGCTTCTCTGTGCCCTTTACGCCTATTTCAATTTCAGCTCTGTATGCCACGATCCACAGCTGGTACGTCGCTTTCTATTCTAGACGCAGAATAGTCTACCTACGGCGGCGGGCTTTTTCCATTTGTTTTTCTTGGTCCTCGTTAAGGATCTGGAAATAGGCGCTCCAGCCGATCAATTCTTCGGGCGTCATTGTGGTGCGGACTTCGGTCAAGCTCATGCCAAGCTCTTTGGCAACGCCAAATTGCAGCATGAGCCAGTTGTCTTTGCGAAGTTCCGCAACTAGGATTTTGGGTCCATTGGCTCTTCGTCTTCGTCAGCAAGAATGGCCAGCATCAAGGACTGCAGGTCTTTGTCCTTGACTTCGTTCTTTAAAATATCGGTTTCACCGGCAGAAAAAAGCTTGGCGCCGCTTTCGTCCTGTGCTTTTGCAATTAACAGCTGCAAAGCAAACGCTCCAGCGTCGTCAGATTTGGCTTGCTTCTGGGCGCGTTCGCGTTCAGCCATGGTTAGCGGGCTGATCCACATCTCAAATGTGGTGCCGTCAGACAGCTCGACTGTGCGCTTGCTTGGCTGGAGATTTGCTGCTTTACGCAACCGATCAATGGCGCGAGTAGATCCAGCGGGCATGATTTGTACTTGACTATAAATTAACTATAGCGTAGCGCAATAAAAAACCCCGGCAAAACCGGGGCTATGTATATACTTAAGTAGCACTTTATCAGGTCTGGCTGAAGTCGAAGCTTGGGGTGCCGGATGGGCGGAAGCTTACGCTTACAGACTGTGCGTCGTCAGGGGTGACGTTCATGCTGGCAGAAGTCAGCACTGCTTCAAACTCAATGGAACGGCTTGCGGCTTCGTTCACTGAACCGCTGCTGAACACTTGGTCGGTGTAAAGCTTGAACGCAGCACCAGTTTGGTTGCGCTGAAGCACGTCCTCGATCATGCGGTTGCTAAGGGAAGCGTCTTCGTCGGTCATGTAGACCGTTGCGCTGCCCGTACCATCGCCGAAACCGGAGATGTAGCTGCGGAATGGAACGTACTGACCAGGGGTTTGGCCGATGGTGGTTACATCGATTTCAGCACGGTTGATTTCAAAGCTCCAGTCACGGACCTGTCCGACTACTGCAAACTCGGCGTAGGCAACTTGAAAAGCGTTAGGGCTAACAGCTGTACCGTCGTCGGTGATGGTGACTGTCGCGCCGCCCAGAGTTGCGGACACTTGCAGCACTCCAGTGCTGGCGGTGTAAGCAATAACGTAATAGGTGGTCGCAAGGCTGAGTCCTGCGGGAAGTGTGCCTGTGCCTGCGCCGCCAGTTTGAGTGTTGATCACACTAAACTGCACAGGATCACCTACTTTTAAATTCAAGTAGGTTCCAACAGTGATGGTGTCTGCGCCAGTATCGACGTTAGACTCGGCAAAACTGCTGGTTGTGCCAGCGGGCTTGTAGTAGAGGGCACCTGAAGTGCCGGAAAGAACGGTGGTTGCCATTGGGCGTACCAGGGAATAAGGGTCTCCGCGGGCACTGCCCGGCTTCTTACAGGTTAGCGACTATTTAAGTCAGCACAGTTGCTACATAGCCTGTGTCAATGCGGCCTACAAAATGTGGTGATTCATCAGTAGCTGAAAATGTAGGACCGTTTATCTCTCCCACTTTTACGAAGACGCCTGTAGTAGTTTTGGATGTGTTATTAATTGTTTCTAGTACGTCTACAGCAGTTGTTACCAATTCTTGATTGCGGGCCGGACCACGCCCCTTTTCTGTAAACAAGCGGATTACTAACGCACCACGGGCATTATCCACGCTAGAGGTCAGCGTTGGCTCGTTGGTTAGACCGAACGTGATGTTGACGCGGACGTACTCGGTGGTCGTATTTGGTGGTACAGCAGTGATGTTGTCGAAATACACCGGTACTGCGGGAGACAGGTTGTTAAACGCCGTCAGTAACGGGTTCTCCATTGATGCCCGGATCGCTTGGTAGTTCATCGCGGAAATTTCCTAAAGGCTCGATCCATTGCCACTTTAATTGTCCTATCGATGCCCCCACCTTTTAAGTAGTTGTCGTACCAGTCCAATGGAGCGGTGCTGGTGTTTCCTTTACCGGATTCATCCACATTACCGCGAATGTTTGCGCTTCTTGCACCATATTTAATCATGCCTGGGTTTAAACTTTCTTGAAGCGGCGTTGGAAAAGCTTTTGGGCGAAAAAAGTTCCCTTGCTCGTAGTCAATGGCAATGCCTGCATGTCGCGCAACGTTGTAAATCGTGTACTTGACTTCAGGCTTTCTGTAGAGTTCCGCGCCGCTCAAAAAAGGACCGACAACAGGCTGTGGTGTTGTTTTTGCGCCTGAACCACCAGATTTTGATCCCCCTGATGTCTCGATAACCCAAGAGTTGGCAAACTCCCCTGACCAAACTGGACCGGCTTCTTGTAACTCTCGGACTGTCTGTTCCGCAGCCTCGCGAATATCCGTGGACAAAATTCCGTTTACCCAACGGTCTATATCAACTAAAAACCGCTCGTAATCCTTAGCCATTACTGTGGCCTCACGATAAGGGTGTGGTACACCGGCTTGTCACCACGATAGGTCAGAATGTCGATGATCTTGGCTTCGCGGGTCTGACCTGCCTGCGGATACTGCACACGGTCGGCTTCTGTGGGGTAATAATCGCCAAGTTCTGCCGTACCAATCAGAATCTTTACGTCCGTGCTTTGATACAAGCCCTCGGATTCGCGTGGGGTAAGGCGGCTGATGATGCCCTTTACCGTGACATTGGTGTCCGCTCCAGTTACATCCCCTGTGGTGGGGTCGTAGGTGCGGGGTGTAGTGGTCTTGATGTACGTGATGTCCTGCCCCCAGTCGTTAAAGATCTGGGCTGGAATCGGTGAAAAGGTGTCGTCTATTTTTGACATTTCATCCTCTAACAACGCGCACTTGATAACCCCCAGAACCGCCCAAGGTGAAGGCTCCGAGGTAAGACTGTAACCAGGGGTAGACATCAAAAATGTTGTTCACAGCTCCAGTTGCCTGGCTATCTGTGTTGTACTTCACCTTTAGTTCACCTAGCTCGACTTCTTCATATAAACCTTCGGTTCCGGTGTTACCGGTGACAGCATCGGTGTCGTTTGCTAAAGCGCGTGCCAGCTCGTAAGAGGCGTATTTGATGTCGGTTGGAATGGCAGAACATGTAAGTTCCACCCGGTCAACGTGGTAGTTGTTGCGCGGCCAGCTCAAAGCTTGGCCGTTACTGCAACGGTCTCCGTAGAAATTTAGAGTGTCGATCCAGCGGGTTGCGCTGATGATGGCGCGGTTTTTTTGGTCGTCAGTTTTGTCGTCCCAGGTTGAAGAACTTGGGACGGTCTCGAAATAGGCGTTTGCTTCCGCCAGCGTTACATAGCTGTTGGAACTTTCGCCCTTTAATGTGGCATCAATTGTTGCGGCCACAAGACTGCAGGGATACTTTCTCTGATTTTAGCCCAATAAAAAACCCCGCCGAAGCGGGGCAGTATCAGCTTGTGCTGGACTTATCAGGCGATTGCGCTGGTGTCCAGTGGGCTGTTGACGATCAGCTCGACCATGGGGATCAGGTCGATGTCGTAGGTGGCTGCCCACTTGTTAGCAGTGGCCAGGTTGCCGTTGGTGGGGTTGTCACCAGCGTCAGTCCACTTGGTGCCCATCACGTGATAGGCGGTGTGGTAGTCCACAGAAAGCACGTCTTGCTTCGAGAGCACGTTGCGGTCTGCTTCAATGCGCAGATCCTGCTGGACGCCTTCCAGAACTGAACCACCCTTCATCAGGTAGCAGCGGAACTCCTTGACGTGGGTTGCCGTGCCAGGGATCACAGTGTTGACCTGTGGGTCCATGATCACGTTGCAGCCAGCAAATTCGCCGATGCTGCGAGCACCGACGCCGAAGCCGCCACC